ATGAATGACGACAGTATTGAAGCTGTTGTCGCCGACCCTCGCGGTATTACGAGAGCGTAAGGAGAGTTAAATGGCGTTCCAACAAGTTGAGTACGAGTTTCCCGACCCTGACAAAGAGGACAGCGTGGAGATTGAGCTTGAGCCCACCAGCGCTGAGCCTATGCAGAAGCCCAGCAAGGCGAAGGCCAACAACGATGACGACGTAGAAATCATCGAAGATGGTGATGTCGAGGTAGAAGTTGTTGATGATACGCCGAAAGCGGATCGTGGCAGGAAGCCGTCGGACCCGCCTGAGGAGGTCACTGAGGAAGAACTTCAGGACTACTCCGAGAAGGTACGGCGGCGCATCCAGCACTTCTCTAAGGGCTACCACGATGAGCGTCGGGCCAAGGAAGCGGCTCTACGGGAGCGCCAGGAGCTAGAAGCCCTAGCTCAGAGACTTGTTGAAGAGAACAAGAAGCTCCAGTCCAATACGTACAAGAGCCAAGCGGCGCTGCTTGAGCAGGCAAAGAAAAACGTAGATCAGGAGTTGCGTATTGCCAAAGCGCGCTATAAGCGTGCCTATGAAGCAGGCGAGGCCGATGCAGTATTGAAGGCTCAAGAAGAGCTGACTACTGCACGGCTTAAAGCAGACCGCCTTGCGGCGATTAGAATGCCCGCTTTACAGGAAAAAGAAGTTCCTGTAGAAACGCAACAAGAACAACCAGTTTATAACGCCCCAGCAGTACCGGAAGTACAAGTTGATACCAAGGCCCAGGAGTGGCAGCAAGCTAACCCATGGTTTGGTACCGACGACGAAATGACTAGCTTTGCGCTGGGGTTGCACTCAAAGCTGGTCAAAAGTGGGGTTGACCCACAGAGCGATGAATACTACGAGACGATTAATTCTCGTATGCGGAGGGTCTTTCCAGAGAACTTTGAGGACACGAGCCTTGAAGGACTTGAGGAAGAGACAGAAACACCGGTCGGAAGACCGAAACGCAGTACGAACGTGGTCGCACCCGCAACGCGGAGCACAGCACCTAAAAAGGTCAGACTAACGCGAACACAGGTGGCGCTAGCCAAACGGCTAGGACTGACGCCAAAACAATACGCCGATCAGGTTGCAAAAGACATGAGGAAAGGAAATGGCTGAGAACCGAATCAACCGTGAACTAGAGACCCGTGAAAAGACGGCCCGTAAACGGCACTGGACGCGACCGGAATTACTTCCGAATCCCATGCCGGAAGAGGGGTACACCTATCACTGGGTCCGGGTTAGCACGCTAGGTGCGGCGGACGCCACGAACGTTTCCTCAAAACTCCGTGAAGGCTGGGAGCCTGTGAAGGCAGCAGACCATCCCGAAATCACCATGGTCACCGTTGAGAACGAACGGTTTGCGGACAACGTGGTGATCGGCGGTCTGATGCTCTGTAAAGCCCCGGTGGAGCTTGTCCAAGAGCGCAACGAGTATGTCGATCAGCAGACGAAAGCTCAGATGCAGTCTGTGGACAACAACTTCATGCGAGAAAATGACCCGCGTATGCCTCTCTTCAACGAGCGGAAGACGAAGGTCACTTTTGGTTCTGGGTCTTGATACTTTTAGGAGCTTAAAATGGCTTATCCGACTGTAAGTGGGCCGTACGGCCTAGTTCCGGTCAAGCTGCTCAGCGGTGTTCCCTTCGTGGGTGTCACCCGTCACTACAAGATTGCCTCTGGCTATGCCACGAGCATCTTTGCTGGCGATGCTGTGAAGCTTGTTACCGGTGGTACTGTTGAGCGTGACACGTTCGACGCTGCTATGACGCCGATTGGGGTGTTCATGGGCTGCACCTACACCGATCCTAGCCTCGGCTACAAGGTGTTCAAGCAGTATTACCCCGCGAGCACGGTTGCTTCCGACATTGAAGCTTATGTCATTGACGCAACTGACGTGCTCTTCAAGGTTGCTGTGGTGTCTGGCACCACGGTTATTGGTGACTTGGCTCTGACTGACATCGGCGCCAACGTTGCTGGTGTGGACAACACCGGTGATTCCGTCTCGGGTAACTCCCGTTGCGCGATCAGCGACACGTCCGCCACCACCGACACTCTGCCCTTCCGCATCGTGGGTCTCGTCGAAGAGACCAAGAACGCTACCGGTGGTTACACCGAGGCGTACGTGAAGTGGAACGCAGGTCACCAGTTCAACAATCTGACCGGCGTCTAAGGAGTGATGTAAATGGCTATTTCACGCGCCCAACTACTGAAAGAACTCCTGCCGGGGCTCAACGCTCTCTTTGGCATGGAGTACGCCAAGTACGGCGAAGAGCACGCCGAAATCTTCGAAACCGAGTCCTCGGACCGTTCCTTCGAAGAAGAGGTGAAGCTGTCTGGCTTCTCGGCAGCGCCTGTCAAGAACGAAGGTGCCGCCATCGAGTACGACAGTGCTCAAGAAGCATGGACCGCCCGCTATACGCACGAGACCATCGCCATGGGCTTCTCCATCACGGAAGAAGCAATGGAAGACAACCTGTACGACTCCCTGTCTTCCCGCTACACCAAGGCACTGGCTCGCGCAATGGCCTACACCAAGCAGGTCAAAGCGGCAGCAGTCCTCAACAACGCCTTCAGCGGCTCCGGTGTGACCTATGGCGACGGCAAAGTGCTGTGCGCTACGGATCACCCCCTTGTCTCTGGCGGTACCAACTCCAACACGTTCACGGTTGGCGCAGACCTCAACGAGACTTCTCTTGAGGCCGCTGTCATCCAGATCGCTGGTTGGACTGACGAGCGTGGTCTGCTGATCGCTGCCAAGCCCCGTAAGCTCATCGTGCCCCCGGCGCTCCAGTTCGTGGCTACCCGCCTGCTGGAAACCGAAGGTCGCGTTGGCACGGCTGACAACGATCTCAACGCGCTGCGGAACAACGGTTCCATCCCTGAGGGTTACACTGTTAACCACTATCTCACGGATACGAACGCGTTCTTCCTCATGACCGACGTGCCGAACGGCCTGAAGCACTTCGTGCGGACGCCTATGTCTACGTCCATGGACGCTGACTTCGACACCGGTAATGCTCGCTATAAGGCGAGGGAGAGATATTCGTTTGGGGTCAGCGACCCCCTCGGTATCTTTGGCTCCGCCGGAGCAAACTAAGTAAAATTAATTACTTAGGACTAGAAGGGGCTTCGGCCCCTTCTTTTTTGGTATCACGCGATATAGCGCTTGACAACCCTGACACTTGAGCCTACTATCTAGGCTTCCCAGAAGGAGGTTGTTATGGCAGTCATTTATCGCATCACCAACATGGCGAACGACAAGTATTACATCGGCAGCGCCGAATCTTTTGCGCGGCGTGAATGGCAACACAAGTACGACCTGCGTAAAGGCAAGCACAAGAACCCCCGGCTCCAAGCTGCGTGGAACAAGTATGGGGAGGAGATGTTTGTCTTTGAGGTGCTGGAGGAAGTGCCCGAGGGAGAGACAGCTTTTGATCGAGAAAATGTCTACCTGCACGAACACGTTGGCAAGCCCGAGTGCTACAACATCAACACCGACGCCATTGGTATGCGTACTGGCATCTCTATGTCTGAAGAGACCAAGCAAGCTATCAGCGAGAGCCGTAAAGGCAAGCATGCGGGGGAAGACCACTACCGCTACGGCCAAGAGGTTGCCCCCGAGGTGCGGGCCAAAATCAGCGCTACGCAGAAGGGACGCCCGAGCCCCATGAAGGGCAAGAAGATGTCCGAACAAGGGCGCCAGAACGTCATTGCGGCCATCAAGCGTGGGGAGGAGTCTCACTTCTACGGTAAGCGCCCCAAGAACGCAGACGACTTGCAGAAGGCCGTTCTCGCTGTGTTACCGGACCGTTCAGAGCGACGTTTCGAAAGCCTGTCCAAGATGCGCGACGAGCTTGGCATATCCCTGGCTACTATCATCCGTGCGTGCAAGAGCGGGAACCCGGTGAAGTTTGGCCCCTATGCTGGATGGGTGCTGTCCTACGCAGACAGTGCGCCTAACGAAGCCCCAGAGATACCGGAGGAATTTATGCACCTGCCGCGTTCTCGTTCAGAGGCAAAGAAGTTAGGGGCCAAGCAATACTTCACCGGCATGCCCTGCGACCGAGGCCATATAAGCCCGAGAGCCACGAAAGGTGCGTGTATCGTTTGTCGCAGAGAGGACGATAAGGCCAAATATCATTCACGAAAACACGTTTGACCGATAAGTAAATACGGCGTATAACAGAGACTAATCCCTGACAGGCTCATCTGAGTCTGACACTAGCCACGACAGGAGATTCCCAATGGCTAATACCACGTTCAACGGTCCGGTACGGTCCGAAAACGGATTTGAGGTGATTACCAAAAACGCCACGACTGGCGCGGTCACCACCTCCCTGGACATTGCTTCTGACGGTTCCCTTGATCTGACCTACTCCAGCGCTTCCACCGGCGGGTCTAACGTCGAACCTATCGTGATGGAAAACACCATGACGGGTGCTGGCGGTCTGGCTGGCCGTGCGCGCTTCCAGCTCAATGCTGACGCGGCCCTCGGTAGCTATTCCAACGCCCTCAAGGCCATTACCGTTTACGGCGCTTCTGGTAAAACCACCGGCCTCGGTTCCGCTTTCGTGGCAGAAATGACCCTGTCCGCTGGCACCGATGGCGGCACCTACGCGCCGCTTGAGATTGAGCTGAACGCTCCCACCGGCGCCGACACGGGCACCCTGACCTCGTTCATCCATATCTCCACCCAGGGCGACGACGTTGCGACGATTGATGACAACGTCCGCCTGTTCAACCTTGCTGGCGTGACTGCCGGGACGGGTCATGTGTTCCAAACCGGAAGCAC